TTTCGAGGATTGCCACCGTGTCACGCTGGGCATCGCTGAGGGATGCGAACAGTGTAGACACATTGGTGTAGCGCGCCTCTGGCTGGCCTACGAGCAGGTAGTTGGCGAGGTCGAGGGCTGCTGTGTCGTTGTGGACTAGAGCATCACCAATGGCTGTGGTCTGAATAAAGTAGGTGGCCTGCGATGCCAAGTCCTCGGCGATCTCTGGGCTTGATGCGCCAGCATGGGAGACCGAAGCTCTGTTAATGACCTGATTAGCCTCAAACGAGATGCCCACATTGTCGTAAGGGATCGCTGTTCCGTCATCGTGGAAGTCTGCTGATGATGCTGAGAGCGTGTTGCCGATGCGGTCTTGGAATGTGAACACGCCGTCGCGCGCTATAAAGATGCGTCCCTGCACCGACTCGTTAATTTTGGCAGTGTAGGCAGCGACCGATGTGCCGTTCGGGACGGTGTATGCAGCTGCGCCGCCAAGCGTGATCGTTGATGTCTCAATGTTCTGTTCACCCGGCAGCTGGAAGGCATTGACCTCGGGCAGAGCAAGTAGAGCGACTAGTCGAGCGCTGGCAAGTTGCTCGCTGACATTCCACTCGTTTAGGTAGGTCTGGCTGAGCAGATAAAAGTCGTCAGCGCAAGTGACAGTGACTGTATCGAGACCGCCCAAATTAAAATTATACGAATAGTCCACGATGTAGCCGTTGAACAGTTCCTCGCCTTCACGGCTCAGCACCACTTTACGCATAGGCGCTAGACCCGGCACAGCCTGAGCGGTGTCGTAATACGGTGACTGTGTATCAAACGGGTTAAAAATGCCGCCTGTAAATGTGTCGTTTAAATCGAAGTTCATTGTGCCAGCAGTGAACTGATCGCCAATGTCCCTGCGTCCACGAAACACACTGATGCCTGTAGCGCCGTCGATTACGGAAGCAAACTCTGTCGTACCGTCCAGCACATACTCGGTGTTATTAAGTACACCCTTCACTGAGTCGTCAAGGGTGAACGCGTCAACGAGGAAGCCTGTAGCGATCTTGAGATCGTAAGACCCTGACTGAACAATCGTCGCAGCCATCAGGCGACCTGTATTTGTGCTGGGCCGTCCACTCGGTTCATGGCTTTAATGCTGTTTACTACAGCACGACCGATGTCTGCTGATGTGGCTAGACCGCCGTTCACATTGACTGTGATCGGTGTGCCGCGCTCGACCATGAACTGATCGAACAGGCTAGAGAAGTCTGCTGCGTTGCCTGTGATGCCGTAATTGCCGCCAAGGTTGCCTGCGTAGTTTGCTGACAGGTCTGCGACGGTTGCTGTCTTGCCTCTACCACCGCCACCGCCTGCGCTAGGTGCACCTACAAGGGCTGCTTCAATCATTGCTACAGGGCTTGTGCCAATAGACCCTGTGCCGCCTTCACGCGCAAAGCCTGAGCCAACTGATGCTGGCATGTCTAATCCCGGCAACGGTGTGTAACTTAATTCTGGCAATAAATCTATATAGCCAATGTCTATAAATGGCAGGCTGTTCATGCCATCTATCAGTTTGTTTAATCCAATAATTGCAGAGTTAATTATTTGATTTATGCCGTTAGCAACAACTTTGACTGCGTTGTAAATACCAACACCAAACTGCTTAAACGGCAACATAAACTCGGCGATCGCTTCTGGGCCTTCACGATACAACTCGTATAGAGCAGTCAAAGTAAGTGACACAACGCCTATGGCGCTTGCCAAAAATCCTGCTGAAGTTTGCAAACTTGTAAACGAATTGGTAAGAAATGTATTTGCTACTTCAACTACTTTGACGGTAGCTGCGTAAGCCTTCATAGCGATGTTGGCAGTCACGATGGCTGCTGACATTGCTGCAATCGCCCCTGTCACAATAAGCACGACATCGGTGTTGTCTTGCAAAAAAGTTGTCAGGTCAAGAAGATAAGGCAGCAGTTTTTCAAGAACAGGGATAAAGGCTGCGCCAATGCCTTCCTTAACTTCATCTAATTGAATGCCAAAGTTTTTAATGCCGCCCTCAGCACTGTTGGCAAAGGTTTCAGCAGCACCGCCGACCGAACCGTTAAGCGCCTGCATAATTTGGTCAGCGCTCGACGATTTGTCAATGACATCCTTTAAAGAAGGGTCTAATTTAATAAGTGCAGCAGTCTGGCCTGTCAAAGCTTTAGCGACCGCGACGCTGGCAGTCTCCATGTCAATGTTTTTGGCAGTAGCCAGATCGGCAGTGACAGACATTGCTTTCTGGGACAGCTCAAGCGAGCCTGTAGCGCGCACAAGGTTTGCCAACGCTGGGCGCAACTGGTCGTCAGCCATTGCGGTCTGCTTGCTGAACGCGCTAATGGACTGCTCTACTGCTTTGATCTGGGCATCTGTGGCTTGTGTCGTGGTGCGTAACTGGCGAGCCAACTCGAGCTGTGCAGCTTCGTCTTCCATTGCTGCTTTTGTGGCTAGACCGATGCCAGCGGTCAGTGCACCGAGCGCAGCAGTGGCAGGCAGAAACGCTTTTTTGAGTGCGAAGCCTGTCTTTGCGCCTACGCCGTCGAGCTGCTGAAACTGTTTAATGGCTTTGTCAACGCCGCCGCCTTGAAACTCGCTGATGATGGGGATTGACAGTGCCATTAGTTGAGGTCTTTCTGTATTTCGTTAATGGTCTTGAGCACCATCTTTTCCATCTCGGCCTCAATACCGCGTCGAGCTTTATAGACCGCTGGGCCGATCAGTCGAGTTCTACCCGGCATCGCCATCGCAAAGCCGCGCTCAGAGCTGACAGAGTCAAGTGATGTGCCTAAACGGTTTGTGTCTTTACGGCCTGCACCCTCAAAGACTGCTGTCGCTGGGTTCTTTTGTTCGATCAAAATTACGCCTACAGCGTTGCGTCGAGTGTCAAAGCGCATCTTTACGCCTGACTGTGCGCCCGAGATTGTAAACGGGAATATCTTGCGGCCTCGATCAGACCACTTGCGTCCCATGCCTGACAATGGAAACTGGCTGTAAGCAAGTTTTGCAGCCTGGATTGCTGGCTGTGCGATCGCTGTCGCGTCAGCCTTAAAGTCTTTCTGCAACTGTGGGTCGATCTTGCGTAGGGCGTTGATCGTTTCTTTAAGACCGACTACTTCGACGCTGTGAGATACAGGCATGGTTACTTCTTACGGTGCATCTGCTCAAGCACATAGGTGACGGTGTTCAGGTCTCGCATAGTGAACTCGATCTCCTTTGGCCAGAAGCCTGTTAACGCTAGGACTTCGCAGAGGCTTCGCCGCCAAGTCCCTCGATGAAAGGGGTCTCGTCTGCTACCTCGTTGATAGGTGTAATGGTCATGTCAGGGTTTTCGGCAACCCACTCGCGCCAGTTAGCTGGCACTTTGTCTCCAGCAAGTTTGCAAAGAGTAAACGCCCAGCAGCACATGTCGCTAAAGCCAATTCCCTTGCCGTCTGCTGAGCGACGGTTCTCTGTTCGTTCCCAGTCAACAATGGCAAGCATGTTGGTAACCATTTCGCGCGCTGGCTTACCGTCGCCAAGGTCAATAGATAGTTTGACTTTCATAGTTTCTCCTTTGTCGGGCAAGGCTCCGCTTGTGCGGTCTTGCTACTTGTAATTCTCAGCGGCTGATGCCGCGAGATCATGCGACGGCTTTAGTTAAAACGCCACCGCTAAATGTCAGGTCAATTGTGGACAGTTCGCCGAGCGAAGCGTTGATCGGTGTATGTGCCGACAAGAAAGCGCCCGTCAAAGTGTACGACGGGTTAGTTGCTGATGCTGCCCCAGATGCTGGCTTTAACACAAGCGTCGTGGTTGTGCCCACAAGGCTGTAGATGCTGGCTTCAGTCTCGCTTGCTGCGTAGCTCTGGTACAGAGTTACGGTGACAGTGTTCGAGTACAGACCCGAAGTAAAGCTGCGCGAAGTGTTGGAAAATGTCGTGTTTTCTAATTGTTCCGACACATAGTTGATGACCGCGCTTGTGCACTGATCGGACAAGTCCACCGCGTTGATCGTGATGCTTGGGTTAGAAAGGTAAGTGCTGCTGATAGCCATGTCTATTGCTCCTTGGGTTCTGATTTGACTTTAGATGATTTCTTTACGCTGTCGGTGGATATCAGACCGCCGTCGAGCA